GTGATCAAGACCCTAGCGGTGGCCCTGGCATTGTCATCGGCCGCATTACTCCTACACTATCTGATTGGCTCAATGTCATACTAAGGTCCGCACGGCATCGTGTTCCAGATCGACGTCCGCCCCACCGCCGATGTCCTCACCCCACGACCGACCCAAACGAGGCGTACGGCCTAATATTGTACGGCGAAGCATACTATTTTGGTAAAGAATTCCTAAGGATGGCAGGCATAGTTAGAATGCTCCACACAATTAAACCACCGTACGAACCGTGTGTGTTAAATACTCGTATGCCCACCCAGAGAGAATACGAACACGCCAACCCAGAACACAAGCAGGACCCGTCCGCGTTCCGACTGCGGTGGCTACGGGGCCTCGACCGTTCCCACATACCCTATCGTTCACTCGCATATAGCCTCATCGTGCATATACTTGCTATCGTGGGACTCGTGTACTTGTTATCCTAAGCAATATCAAGTCCGGTCCATAACTGCATATCAATTGACACGGTGGATACACTCTAAGGACAGTCAGACCCGTCGTGCATATAAGATAGGATAAGGTAGGCTAAGGTGTCAAAAATCGTCTTACGCATAACTCCTGCGGAGTTAGTTGGCATATCCCCCGATTACCAAAGCATACGACAAGCCTGGAAAATTTTTGCGGACGCATCGTCTTCGACGCGGGTCGTATCTCGCCTTACCAATTACCAGTTCTGTGTGTTGATTATTGTGGTGCCACCAGCGAGAATCGAACTTGCGACTGAGCATTACCAATACCCTGTTATACCACTTAACTATGGCGGCCCGTGGTAGGGGAGAAAGGACTCGAACCTTCACGTCTTGCGACAATAGTTCCTAAGACTATCGTGTCTGCCATTCCACCACTCCCCCGTCGTGCTTTACGCCCTACACAATAAAGTCTGCATAGGGCGATTCCTGGTTGAAGGGAGGTCCAACCGTATGGAATTCTAGAATAGGTTCACCATGTAATACAACGCCCAAATTATTATGTCCAGGGCGAAGTAGGCCATCGTTAGGCCTGCTAGTACGATCCCTGAATAGTACAATAATTGGGTCATATTATGATGCCTTCATACAAGTGTTCTCCGCCAGCATCTTGTACTTGTCCGGCGCCATCTTCCACAAGTCAGCGATCTTGAGAACCATCCTCAGACTTATCTCTCGCAACTTCTCCTTGTTGTCTATGATGAACTGTATCAGGTCCTGTTCGGTCTCCGCCGACATATGATACTTCTCCAGCATACCCGCACGGCAGATCTGCTTGATACGGAGCATACGGTCCTTCATCGAATCTATCGTGAGGTCCAGGTAATGGCATCTGCTCTGTAGGGCCTGCAGGTGGTCCTGCAACTTCTTGGATTTCACATTGTCAAACTTGATGTTGGTGATGAATATCACGCCACCATTGAACTCGAACGAGTTGGGCATTCCCTCTGCCATCAGTGTTCGGCTCTCCGTGTTCCAGTGTAGTGTTCTCCTAGGCGTTGTATCGAGCGCCGCCTTCAATAGGTTCAACGCAAGGTCATCATACAATATCGCGTCACAGTCATCGAAGCACACCACATGACCTTTGCCTGAATGCTCATACAACTTCTTGTAGAGTCCTATCGCACTCATGGCACCCTTCACCATCTCGAAACGTCTCGATCTGCCCGCTATGTCCTCGAACATATTCTGTTTCTCCAGTGCCTTCTCCACACCGTATGACTTGCCAATGCCCGGAGGGCCACTGACTATCATCGCTCGCACTTTGGATGTGGCAACTGCATCTGCCATCTCATCCAAGATCGAGAACCTCGCCGCGATCCTCTCTATGGCCTGTTCATCTGATTCAGATACCGCTGGCGTGTCCTGTGTGACGGTCTTCTGTAATTCATCACGGTGTGAGATGTATGCCCCCTCGGGTACTATCTGCACTTCCGCTATGCCAGGAACATTTATCCTAGCCTTCTCCAGGCCCTCGAAGCCATCGAACTCTGAGCAATCCACGGTGACGAAGCCACCCTCCTTGCCGGCGAATGCCTGGTAATCCTTTATGATTGGAAACACCCGACCGCTCATGTCCTGATTACGATAGGTGCCTGTTTCTATTCTAATATACTTTTTCAAAGTATCCTCCCCTGTTTGTTTTCTACTATTATAATACCTTTTGCAACTCCGTCAACTCCTTTTGGTAATCTAAGACCGGGCGGGCGAGTTGAATGAGTTGAAAGTTCCCGCCCGATCCTATCCGCCATTACTCCGCGGAATTCTGTTTGAAAGGCCACTTGCTCTTGGCATCCGCCCAACTGTCCTGTTGGTACTCTTTGATGTCCTCGGCCTCGGATTTCACATGGTTGATGATCTTGCCCGGTACACTCGCCAAGGCAGACACGAAATCACCGAAAGTGGTGGTCTCCTCCGCTTTCGCAACTCCGGTCATGATCATTATGGCCATCGCCATTATGGAAATCATGATGTACTCTTTTATCGTGTTCATCGTTGCTTACCTCCTTAATCCTTCTATCTGTTTCTCGATGTCGCTCTTGTTCTCGGTCTCCACCTTCTTCTTGTCCTGTGACCTGATGATGACGAATCCCGTGATCGCTATCGCCATGGTCACTGCCACGCCGAGGGCCAACATTCCAAGTCCAGTCGCGACTGTGAATGTACCCATCACACGGTCTCCTTCAATTTGTGGATCGGGTCATCCTCGTACGGATCCCATTCCAATTCATTGTCTGCCTGTAGTTGGTACCACTTTGATTCTATCTCCTGGTACTCCTCAATCAGTTCCGAAGAGTCCATGTTATGGAAACCCTTGAACCCACCTTCCAATATGTAGGTCAGTGTAGAGTAGTCACCTTTCTGATAACTGTCATATATCTTCCACGCCTCAACCTGTAGGCATCTCTCCGCCATAACATACGGAGTCAACGACATCGCGTGTTCGTCTTGCCACAACAGGTCTTCGTGCCTGTCAAAAATTATGTCTTTCAATCTCGTTCCCATTAGGCTGTCTCCTCCTCTTTCTTCCATCTGTATTCATCCGAAGTCCACTCAGGATCTTCGTAGTTCTCAAAGTTCTGGTCTGTTTCAGAATCCCAGTCTTCGTATGGTACACATTCAGCGACCTTGACCGCCTCGAAACTTTCTGTGGAATCTGGATTGTAGTCCTGGGCATATACCTCGACAGGCTCATCGTTGTGATAGCCGTCTGCCCATTCAATCTTATCTATGCCACCATGCTCTATGACAGCATCAATGGCCTCGTCTTTGTCCTTCGCCACGACATCATATTCCACCCATGCCGTGTAGGCCTTTCTGACTCTGAATTTTTGCTTTCCGATATCCTTGTGAGGATTGTCTTTGCTAAAAGCACCATCTATAATTTTAATTTCTTCTGACATTTTCAACTCCTTTTTATATTAATAATAGCATGGATCTCCATACCGTCAACCTGGTTAAAGTTCCTCCACAATTCCCAGCACCTCCGCGATGCCGAAGAATACAGCCGTCGTCTGCAGGACCATGTTGCCCATGTCCTGGCCCACCAACCATAGTCCATAGCAGGCACCAAGCCTGAAGATGCTCTTGAATATGGATATCCAGAAATGCTTCTTAGAACTCGATGCCTGTGGTTCCACTAGAATCCCTCCGCTAGTAGGATCGTCGTCGCCTGTGGAAATCTAGACTCCACGATGCTCTTAGCCTCTATGGATGTTCTACCGTCCTCTGCGACCTTCATTGGTCCCTTGCCCGGTAGTGTCACCCAAAAATAGTAAGTTTTCATCTGCTTTCTCCGTTGTTGGTTAGTTTAATTTTAACATCAATTACCATATCGTCAACCCCGCACTCTTTAGGGCATGATCTATCGCAACACGCCTGTCTGGACTGGAATACCTGTATGTCCAGTCTGGTCGTCCATCGCCGTCTGTGTGACCCCTAGGATACACCTTTCCATTGATCCTGACCCTCCAACCTTTCACTTCAACCGTCTTGATGTTGCCGTACTTGTCCTGGTTGGTGTAGACATCTTCCGTCCAGTCACTCACTATCTTGAGTGGTAGTCCGTTGTCAGCGATCGCCCGTTGTGTCCTCTGCCTCACTTCTTGCCTTTCAGGTTCTTGATTATGCTCTTCTGCTCCATGTCATAACTCATCGAATACCAGTGGTATAACATTCCCACAGGAACCACCACCGCCACGATAGGCAGGAACCAATCCCTTAGGTCAAAAGCGATCAATATCTTGATCAGGGCGATCATCGCCATAGTCAAGAACACGCCCTTGATGAAAAATCTGTAATTCTTCTTTCCGTCTTTATAAATCTCTTTCATTATCCATTGTAGTCTGTTCATCTTGTCCTCCTTTAGTCCAATAGGACCATGTATTCCTTTGGATAGTGTTTCTGGAACCACTCGATCCCTTTTTCAACGATGTCGTAGTCCTCTATCATCTCCGCTCCCTTGATGCAATCATACACCGAGACAGCGATCGGCTCCAACATCACCTTCTCGCCTGAGAATGGGTTGGCAACCTCGACTGGCTTGGTGTCGATAACTTCGACCGGAAACGGTGGGTTCGGTTTCAATATGTCCATTACTTCCCCCTCTGGCTTTCTGCCTGTAGGTTCATCAACACATCTAACTCCGCTTCTTCCTGTTCTGAAAGATCTATGCAATCCATTCCGAAGTCTGCTAGACCTTCTGCACTGGCTTCTGAGTAAGTTCCATGATCCATCTCGGTTGGATCCATCTCCTCTTTGCCTGAAAATGTCTCATCACAGAACACAGGTGCTTCTCTGTCTTCTGGTACGAAGTCAAAAGCGAACTCATCGCCTACGGCGTACATATTAACACCGCCTTCGTTATCAACTTCTTCTTTGAAGAAAGTTCTAATAACTCTGTGGAAATGATCGAACCCTTCTGGATCTTTCAATTTCACATAAAGAGTACCGTGAACGATTTCGTGTCTTTCTGTAAGACCTGTATCTTCTACGAAGTCTGTTATTAGTTTTTCTATTCTTTGCATCATATTCAACTCCTTTTGTTAATGCTTATAGTTTCAGTATAACACCCTTTTACCAGCGGTCAACCTGGCAAAACCTTCCATTTTATGGCAATAATTTGCCAATGGTGTCATTTATTTCGTCAATTTCTTGCTCAATCTCCACCATTTTTACCATGTTGTTGGTGTAGGATAACATCTCCAATCTAGACTCCAAATCTATCTTTTGTCGCTCAAGGTCTGCTATCCTGTCTTTGACGTCTTGTGTCATTGTCTGTACCATATTGTCCTCCTCTATTTGATACTCTTCCTTTGTTCGGTTTGATTGTTCACGAACACCCTGATCAACCTCGAGACATCTACCGTCTCCTCCTTCAGTGATCTTGGATTTGTGAATATCACCCTGCTGGAATTCACCTTCAACACATTCTCGCCCTTGTCGTCCACGACAACCGCGTCGTCGGTGTTCTTCCTCCAATCGTGTGATGAATAATGTTCTACCATATCTCCTCGATTCCTTCCATCTCGTCTTCTTCCTCCCAGCCTGTTATTTCATCCTCTCCATGGTACTGGCTGTTCTTGGCACCACATCTGGTGCATTTATCATCTGATTCCGTCATTGGACCGTGTTCACAATCCATGCAATACCAGTCGTCCACATATTCCTCCTTGACCTCATCCTTTTCTTCCTCTAGGTCAATGTTGGATAATATTTCTGTGATCCTGTCCATGTTATTTCTCCTGTTCGTTGATCGCTTCTTTCAAGGCGTTGTTTAAGAATTGTCTGATGTTGTGTTCCAACTCCTGTTTGGAATTGTCATATCCCATCAATGGTATCATCACATTTGGATCTGGAAACACCTTGTCCTGCAACTGCTTCACAGCCACAGACAGGTAGATTAACAGAGCCAATATTGATAAATTGATTACCATGTTTATTTTGTTTGTCATATAGATCCTCCCCGTCTATCTTTGTAAAGGACTTTGATGCCCTTGTCATCGATGTAATATCCCTCAAGAACCCGATTGCTCTTTCTAGGCTTCTTACTTTTGGTTGGTTGTTTCTTTTTCTTCTTTGCCATTACAGTTTCTCCCCCTTATCAAATCCTCTGAATCTTAGGAACCTAGGAAATCTAAGACTCCATTCATCAGTGGCGTTTTGATTCTGTGTGATTGCATCCGCTCTAATTTCTACAACTTGTCCGATCAATTTGTCTTTGGATGTCCAAAATTCTTCTCTGTCTGCGTCACTCAAACCAGACCCAACATTGGTCTTGATGAACTTGCCGTCGTCTGTTCCTTCAACGATAAGAGCACCAAGTTTGCCTGAATTCCTGCCTGTGCCTTCTTCTGTGTCTGTCACTGTCAGAGATACTTCTATGAACGGCTTAACCTTCAACCAGAGGCTAGACCTTTTACACTCATAGACGCCTGCGATTGGTTTCACCATTATTCCTTCGAATCCTTTGTCTATACATAATTTGTTATAGTCCGCGAACTGCTTCTGCCCATCGTCATCACTCAAATCCATTTTCACAACTTCAACCTTTGAGATGTTAGGACCAAATTCATATTGATCTAACCATTCTTTTCTTTGGCCCAAAGTGTTATTTGATCCACCTTCCTTGAAGTGTTCAAGTGGCAGACAATCAAACAGGTTTAGCACCGCATCATCCGTCTTTGCACCACCCTTTCTGTGTATCTCCCTCATAAGAGTCTGGAAGTCATCACTCATCACCTCGCCATCGAACACCATGCTCTCTGACATCTGATCCAACATAGAATCAAATTGTTCTAGTATCCGAGGAAAGTTTGACAACTCCTTACCGTTCCTTGAGAACATCTTCACTTCATCCTTGTCCACATCACATATGGTGATCACCCTCACTCCATCTAGTTTGGGTTCAACATATACTTCACCCGTCATCTTCTTTTCGTGTTTCTTGGAATCGTCTGCCAACATACACTCAAACACAGGCACCTTCATTGTTGAGTGTTTATTGATTGTCTTGTGTGTGACACCACATCTAAGATCCTTGATCAGGATCCTTCTGTACCAATCGTTCCACTCTTCCATTTTGGATCTATCACATAGATCTTGGATCACATCTCGCATTTCATTGCCGGTCAAAGTTCTGTCTTCCAGTCTTCTCAAAACATCATCGAACTCGGTCTGTGTGATTCCTGCACCATCCTTCTTGCTTACCGGAACCTTCTGTACGCCAAATGTCCTGAAGCCATCTAAGGCCATACAAGCACCATCAAAGAATCTAATGTTCTCCGCATCACTCTCCCTACGGATTATGGCCTCTTTCTTCAGTCGGCTGTTATCCGATTCCAGTTCCTGAATTATCTTCCATGGTCTGTTCATCATATCACCTTCATTAAGATTATAACTTGGATCACTAAAATTGCAACCGGCAGAATTGTTCTTATCAACTCCATCGTGTGGTTATACTCATCCAATTTTCTCTCTAGTCTATTTCTTCTCTTCTTCATTTTTCTCCTCCAAAATTCCTATCACCTTGCATTCATATTCGGGTTTGAACCTGTCCAAGATGTTCTTGCCATCTGTGGAATAAACGAATGTCTTGGTCAATCCCTTTGGCAATTTCAACTCTATCTCCCATTTCTTAGGTTTCTGTTCCATTACCTGTCCTTCATGAATCTGTGGTTGCCTATCATAGCCGTCTCCTCGTACAACGCCCCCCAACCTGGGTTCGCGATGTGTGGGTTGTAGTAGAAGACAGCGCCGTCTGTTGGGTCCATCGAGTAGTCACCATTCATTATGAATAAAGCGACATGGATTGAATCCCTCCAAGCCGTCATGTTTGATTCTATCACTTCACCGTTCATATATGTCGCCCAAACAATATCCTTCTGTCCATCACACCACCAACTGAATTGGCATCTGTTTTTAATTGGATAAAACTTTCTATCCTTGTCAGCCAGGGTGGGGTCTTTCTTTGTCTTCCAACTTTCCCTAACTGGTCCTTGATGCACCACTCCACATATAGTATCTGGAAATCTGTCATCTTGAATTCTGTTCATAACCACATGGCCTATCGCGATCTTGCCCACCATTGGTTCCGCTCTACCTTCAAAGTAGATGTTCTCCGCCATACATTTCAATTCCGCTTCATCAACACTCACGCCTGTCTCGACTTCGTATGAAAGGGCGAGGGAGGCCATAACCCCCCTTGCCGTTTGTAATACGAATTCTAATGTCCCTTGCATTAGTCGGCTCTGCTTTCTGCATATACGGTCAAACCGTATTTTCTAAGTTCATCTCTGAATGCCTCCGTGGCAACTTCTTTGATGTCCAAAGACTGAGTGTGTCTGTATTGGTGGTCTTGTGGCATGATATCATAATAAGATATTCTCCAACCACCTCTATAACCATTTGAACCTATGTCCGCTTTCTTCATGAAAGAAACAAATCTGCCTCTTGCCGGATGAATAGAAACATTGGCGAAACCACAATACATTGGCTCCTCTTTATCTTTCATATAATCATCAACAGCCTTGATGGCAACTTTTCTCGCATTCAAGAACATATCTGCCGGATGTACTCCTTCTGCATTAAACTTCAAAAGGTCTTTGTTTTCTTCTATTGTTTTTTGCATTTTCAACTCCTTCATTTATACTTCATAATAACATGGATACTCATACGGTCAACCTCGGAGTGGCACTATATCTTGTGCCGACCTCTTTTCTTGGCACTATATCTTGTGGTTTTTTGCGGTTCTCTGTCGTAGTCTATCCAAAGTTCACGAAGTTTCTTCCTTATTTCTTCCGGTGGTCCACCGTTCTTGTCCACCCAATCCCTCAGTATCTTGAATCCTACATCATAGTCAGCAGGCCTAGAACTTCCCTTATAACCTTTTGGACCTAAGGGTATTGAATCTTTTATTGGTTCCTCTTTTTCTTTTTGTTTAATTGCTTTGACCACCTTTTTGCCTTCCAATTGGTTCTTGATGTGATTCAGGTCGAATGCAATCACCCTGGTAGGCTTACTTGAACCTTTAACCCATACCTGCCACACAAAAGGGCCAATAGACCCCTTTGGCATTCCAATGGTCCAAACTTTTTCTTTTTTAGGCATCTAGCCTTCTCCTTATATGTTCAATTCAATGAATCCGATCGCCCAAAGAAATACCATCGCTGGTAAGACCGTGTACGATGCGAAAATCGTGGCATCAAAAATTGATATGCCGACCGCCTTCACTCTGCTCACTATGTCTCCTCTCTAAATCTTATCACATTGAACTCCTTGCCCTTGAAGTTCCTCTCGTAGAACCAGTCTCGGTAGTCCTTGTCCGTGAATATCTCCATGATCTCCGAATACCTCACACGGTCATCCAGTATCATCTTCTCCAGTGACTCATACTCGTAGGTGTCGATCCTCCTGCTCACCTCGAACGACTTGGCGTTCTCGAACAGGGCTCTCACATTCCTCAGGTGGTTGCTCATATTCCCAACCTTTCTTGCTCTTCCATCTTGTAGTTGGCCTGACCTGCAGGCGTCCTCCAGATGTTGAATATCTGGACACCTCTGCCTTTGAAGTCCTTGTAGAATTCCTTTAGAACTACATGGAAAGGATGTTCAATGTTGGCTTCCACCATTGTATATCCACGGGTCATATTCTCGTCCTTTAGGTAATCACCCTTCTCCTTTAGGAACCTATATCTGATATGGACCGACATTACGCCACCTTCCTTTCCGCCATCATCTCAAGATGTCTCTTCAGGATGTCGATGTGTTCCTTGATGGCTTCCGCCTCCAAGGGTTTGAACCCTGTGGCATTTGAGTAATGAGCGAAGCACCAAGACCATTTAGGTTTGTTCAAATAGTTCTTCTCGCCTATGTCCAATAAAAGGTAGATGTACTCCTCGCCCGAGTTGAAACCATTTTTGAGATAGTCCGCTTCGTTCTTGAATATTCTAGGACCTTGGTCCTTCTCACCTCTGTCTCTGCCATAATAACAATTCATATGCTCCCATTCGGAACCGTGTCTTGCCTTGTCGAAGTCGTGCTTCTCGCCAATGATCACTCCCCACTTGGAACTGTTGCCCAACTTGATCGCATCAGTGACCTTCTTTGGGTCCTCCCAATTTTCACATAGGTTGTATCCTAGTCCTCCTGGGTAGCCGTCCCAATGTTGGTAGGCCGATATGATCCTACCGCTCTTCTGCTTGATACCTATCCTCGCTCTGGTCGCCATTATCTACCTCCCGTCGCTTTGTTAAGATTTTGTCTGATGAGATGTTGATCCCTAGCATCTAGGAACCTAGTCTTCTCCTCAGTAGTCATCTCGTCTGGAGTACAGATCTCAGGTTCGTACTCCTTGATTACATAATTGTGGATCTCCAAAACCTTCTTCATGTTCTCCACAGCCTCCAACCTGTTAGTCCTAGTCGGAAAACTGTCATCGGACAGGTCCAACTTGATCTTGTTGAACAGGTCCATCAACCTATCCACTTCTTTGTCTGTGAGATAATCTTTGATATTGTACCTCATCTTATCACCTATATTTGACATTACGCCACCTCCTTTAAAAGTTCTGTAGCCGGTTCCCAATCAATACCGTTGTCCGAATATTGCCAAGTACCTTTCATGAATAAAAACAAATGACCAACATTTTTTCTCATCTCGTCCTTGTTCCAACTTAGATTAGATTCGATCACATCACCAAATCCATCAACATACCAATAGTCGTCTTTTCTGAAACTTGGTACCAATGCTGGTGAGTCAACTGCCTTAATGGCATCTTCTTTAGTTGGATATTTTTCTAATAAGATCTTTGCCATGTCCTCTGGCTTGATCTTCCAACTTGTTTCAACGGCTACCACATTGTCGGATCTGTCTATGTACCCCACCATGATACCGTGTTTATTTGTATAGTCTATTTTCTGCATTTTCAACTCCTTCATTTATTCTTAATAATAACATAGGTGGTAAAAGCGTCAACCTGGCAAAAACCACAACATCTAGTGCCACAACCTGTGGTCGACACAATATCTAGTGCCATTCTAAATTATCTTTCATAAATTGCGAACCTATCCGCGAATTGTTTATGGCAGAATGAACTTGGTCTGGAATAGACCTGTACCCTACCCTCTTCTATGAATATTGATGCTCCACGATATTTCTTCCTTATCTTGACGACCCTTGCCAATCTACTCGCCATTTGGTGGTTCTCCAAATTGTTTGGAATGTCTTTGGCAAAGGCCGATTCATATGTAGGAGCCTTGTATTGATCTAGCCAGGCCTGTATGTCTTTAGGCAGGCAGAATTTTATTAATCTATCCATCTAATTTCTCTCCGCAATTCACATAGAAACTTGAGCTCTTGCCGGTGCTGTCTTCTTCCAGGTAGTACACTTCACCGTCATATTCTATTTCGTTGAACACCTTGAAGCCATCTGCATTGACATAGGATATCTTCAACTTATCCATTTCTATTCCATCTGGGCCTGTCTTGATGATATCTGGCGTGTGCCATCCACCCTTGTTGAAATATTGTCCGAACACATAGTATTCGTTCTCACAACTCTTTGAACTGGCATGATGCTCTTCTGAACAGACCACTTCTGCTCCCAGGCTCTCAAAATCCTCGAAGTCATGTTGGATGTCTTTAACATAACCGCCTTCACCATCCTCCTTGGGTTGGCCATCCTTGTCTATTTCTTCTATATACATTGTCTGGGAGTCTGCCCACTCCGGTCCACACATATGGCAGATATTACTGTACTCGTAGAATGGTCTGTCGAACTGAGCCCGTTTGGGTATCTCCTTATTGGCCTCCTCGGCGTCAAAGTCGACCTGGCCCATGTACTCTTCAAACCCATCATTGTCTGACCAGTAATCGTATTGGTCTTTGGTTATCGTGCCCATCGCGACCTCGCCACCATATCGGCTGAAGTTCAGTCGGAAGTACCTGACAGGATTCTTAATAGTCTTGATCAGTTTCTTTTTTTGTTCTAGTGTCGCCATCAGTCTCTATGTGAATTTAGAAAATGACCCAAATGGTCTGGTTCTCTGCCTTTCACAGGCTTGTGTCCTAGATAATTGTATCCTTCGTTGACCACCACAGGCTGTCCGTTGCCTATGTCACAGACCCAACCCATCGGTCCTATCATCACGGCCTTGGCCTTGCAGACCTGGCCAACATTGTTTTCATACCAGACCTTGTCGCCCTTCTGGATCTCGTCAAACAACTCGTCCTCCCAGGCCTCGTCTTTTAATGGAAAATATTTCTCTGTCATTAAGCATCCTCCCCTATGTTGATTTTGTTTCCTTTCACATACTCAGTGACGTCTTCCTTCTCGGCTTCTTGTTCCGCCTCCCAGTCTGCCATTGATTCTGTGATTCCAAAATGATCATCCAACTCTGCACCCTCGTCCGTGTTCCAGAACTCGTCCTTGCTACCGTCCGGAGCCGTTTCAGATATCGTATAACACTTGTCAGAACCGTTATCATAGATGCCCATGAAGTCACATCCACCTTCGTAGTATGTGGCGTTCAGTGAACACTCTGAGTTCTCTGACAGGAAATTGTCATAAGCACCTGTCGGTGGTGCCCAGGCCGAACTGAAAGCGAATGATATCGTGCTCTCGCCCTCGCTGGTCTCTGTCAGGTAATGCCTGTCCACACCGTAGAACTCTGATATGTCCCACTTGGTGCCCCAGTTATCGCAGGCCCAACCGTACCAGTCCGAGTAGCCGTACTTCTTGATCATCTCCTTGTCTTCGCTACCATCCGCCGTCGTGTTCTTCAACCCCTCTGGCATCGGATACATAAACTGGAGTAGACCGATCTTGTTATCTTCTTCACTTACAATCTTCTCTATCTTGTCTATCACGGAGTTAGGACCCGTGATAGTAATATTGTTATCGCACCAATTAGGCATTCGCTTTCTCCTTGATCAATGTTAAGTGTGATCCTGGAACATTCCATCTCTGACCCCTGTCAGTTCTCACCAACACATATTTGATCTTAACCTTTTCAACAGTACCAGTCTCCGTGATACCGTGTCTGCCTTGGAACGAAACCCTATCATTGAATTTCAACGAGTGGGCGTCTTGGAAGTGTAATTGATTTCTTCTCAACTTCACTGCCTCTACAACTTGATTCAATTCATCGTTGTTCAAAACACCGATGTCTTCAATCATCTTTTTCATTTTCATATACATTGTTTCAACTCCTTTGTTCATAATTCAGTATAGCATGGATGGTAATATGGTCAACCTCCGCTAGAAAGTCGCATAAAATGGAGGTTTTCTGCCACACCCACAGGATGTAGTAGTTGGTCTCACAGGATGGCACAATTCATAGTCGGCATTATATTATATAATATATCACGGCCAGGTTGACCGTAGTAGGATCCATGTTATTATGAGTTATGGATACAAGGTTGCAGATTCTTAAGACTACTTATAAAAGCCACATTCGTGGTCAGTACGAGGCGTCTGCGGTATCCTACAATAATAAAGGAGTTGAAAATGTATAAAGAGAGAGCAAGAAAAAGAGATGTGAATCCCTTCGCAATAAAGAAAGGTTTTTATATTACTGAACTGAACATGGGTCATCTTCCAGGTGATGGATACGAACTTATATCTACTTCAGAAATCGCAGGACCTTTCAAGACTTTGGATAGAGCGAGAGCGGTATTCAAAGAAATTATTTGTGGAGATGAGAACAGGAACCATTGGGACTTTGGAATCTGTGGTCCAGAACATAGACCAAACGGATATCCAACTCCATGGTACGGATTTAAGGAGGCAATATGAGATCAGAACATGATGAAATCAAACAGATATTAGAATTCCACAACATCACAGACGTGGACCAGATTGCATATGGTGATGAGTGCTATGATGACCTATATGACTACTACGCCAACTCAGGCGAGATGCCATACGGTGTGATGAAGGCCAGAACGGGTATGCCGGATGAGTGGATAATTGAGAGAATATTAGAACTAGGTGTAATCGAGGAGATGGCATAATGATGGGAGGACTAAAAACAAAATCAATTGAGGACATCTTCGAGGAGATGACTGAGACTTATATCAAGGGTGACTACCTGGAGGGCATGACACAATGGGGAGATGACGCCCTGATGTCACCTAAAACATTTGGCAAGAGATTCCACGATGTGTGCCTTGGATACGGGTACAGGGAGGCCGAGATCATACCAGCCAAGGAAGAGATCGAAGACTGGTGCCGTGAGCACCTATTACACCTGGAGAGTAAGTTCAGATGATATTAGAAACTATATTTGGAATATTCCTTACAGTGGCAGGTGGTGGAGACCAGACAAGTCCAGATCCTGCTTCAGTGATCTACAAGGGCATCATTACCGCTGGCAAGATAGAGCAGAAGACAGAGAACGAGGAGTGGGGACCTTCTTTCTATGAGGAGATTCACACATTAACAAAAGATTCAATCTACAAATTAGGAGGACTGAAATGACAGAAACTCATAAACATCATTTCCAGGTTGCCGACATAGGTGACTGGGATCTAGACATGGACAGGAGCATCGTACCCAGCATCCATTCTAGCCTCAAGGCATCGGGCATAACGGCAGTGGTGGACCAGGACGAGATGAACTCGGCTGGCTTCACGGTATGGACATATAGTCCGAGAGACGTGGTAGCCAAGGCCTTGGAGGATGATGGCATCAAACTAGACGACTAACCAAAATTTCCAAACTGTTCTTATTTCGGACGGACTATTTTTGATTTCACAGGAGCCTTGCCTTTCAACTTGCCCTTGAAACTTGGTCCTTTTTGGCTGGCTCTCTTGATCTGAGCACCCTTCAACCTCAACGAACCCGCACCTGATCTCTTGGTCTGGGCCAGTTTCTTGCCTGCTATCGCGGCCTTCTGTTTTCTTTTCCTTTTGATCTTACTACCCTTGACCGGATCCAATTTCTGGAAACAGGTGCTGGGTTTGGCTACGATACGACCTTTCCTAGGTCCGGAACTACATCTGAACCCTTTCTGAGGAGCACCGCCCTTCTTTCGTCTGAAGATTTGGCTGACGCCTTCAGCAATGGCGGAATGGTCTGGGTGTGATTCAATTTCACCATTCACCATTTCTGGCACGATATTTTGTGATACTATATCTTGTGTCTTGCCTCCTTTGATGGCACTAGATGTTGTGCCACAAGATGTAGTATCTTTAGATTCTTTTGGTGCTATTACCAATTCTGCTATCTTCATACTGATATTTATTGTACCTTACACCTTACAACTAACCTTACAGCAACTGATGTTAAACCTCATACGCCTACACTTAAGACCTAAACGCACTGCATATCGCCTGCGTTGTCTTGCACTAGATCAACTCGACCCCAATAGATGTGTTAAATACAAGCACAATGAGGATCTACGAAATTTACAACACAGACGAAAACATAGGACCTGCACCAAAGGGCGTGTGTTCCAAGCCCATGTCCAGCCTGCCCGCATCATGGGTCAGCAGTTGCAAATCACAGGGCAAAATGAAACGCACCGGCAACCGCAAAGAGAAGGTGGGCGGCAAGACCATGAAGGTGTCGGGAAAACGTATCAAGGGCAAGAAGTACGGCGGACCTCTTCCAGACTACTCAAAATAATCTAAAAAATCAAAGGCCTAATAGCGAGCCAATAGCGAGCCATTAGCGAATCTGTGCATAAACTTTGTCGGCCCACTGTTGATTCTGTTCTGCGGTCATGTGATTTATCGTGCCACGGCCCCAACTGTCTTTACCACCACTGAATGCAAAAATGCTCTCGTCTATGAACGTGCCAGCGGTTAGTTTGATTCCTGCGTCCTTGCCCGCTGTCTCGAATGGCCTGAAACTCCACATCTGTATAACCTCGCCCCGTACCTTGGATAGAACATGCTCGTCATAATGCCGTATTGAGTACTCGTAACTCATCTCATCCTTGTCATAACTGTGTAGGTACTTCCAGTAGTCGTCCAGTGCCTCGTACACCTTTGGGTCCACACCCTCCATGGGTTGGGTGTTGGCGCTCAGTATCAAACTGGGATGGTAAAGCCTGTAGGGTTCTGTCCAACAGAACACGCTGACGTCCGGCACGCGATCCATCTTGATGAGATGATTGAAGTGCATGAAGGTGGACCATATGCTACGACCCGGTTGACCAAACCAGCGTGGCCTCGCACAACCCAACTTCTCCTGCAGGATGTTGCACCAGCTCTCGGGCTGGTTGCTGGCGCAGAAACTGTCTCCAAAGAATCCTATGGTCTTCATACACTGGTAATTACCTGTGGTTGTCTTAGGTGGCAATAAAATCTTGTTTGTAGCACCAACTTGTGTTATATTAAATACCAGCATGAAAATTTCCACACGCAACGAATACGACAGATTGAAGTCTGTGATACTGGGCAGGCCACATGGAGCCAACTGGCCCACAGGAGACATCTTCTTTGACCGCCTGGCAGACTTGAACACGCACTCAGGCAAAATTTCCAAGGGACCGATATCGGGATCGGTGATTAAGGAGGCCAACGACGACCTACTGCGAATGAAGGATCTCCTGGAAGACAATGACGTGAAAGTTTTCCGTCCAGAAATCCTCGACTACAAAAGGACAGTGACTCACTACGAACATATGACCTCAGGTATGCACTCCTACTCTCCGAGGGATCTCATACTCACTGTGGGCAACATGGCCATAGAATGTCCAACACCTTTCGTGAGTAGGTATAGGGAGTTTGATGCCTATGATGTGATAAAGCAGGAGGCCATGCGGGACGGATGCAGATGGATCGCGGCACCACGAGCAAGGATGGAACCGGCGGAGTGCGTGATGGGCATGAACAAGATAAAACTAACAGAGAGATATCCTATCTTTGACGCCGCCAATGTTTTGAAATTCAATGACAAACTGCTGTACATGAAGACCAGCACGTCAAATTACATAGGAGCCAAGTGGTTACAAAAAGTAGTTGGCAACGAGTTCGAAGTAATAGTGTGGGACAAGGTTTACACACATTCACACATCGATTCAACGCTGACGTCACTGAAAAAAGATTTAGTCATGATAAATGCAAGTAGGGTACAAAACACAAACCAACTGCCAGACTTCCTTAAATCATACAGGAAGATATGGTTGCATGACATGGCCGACGGTTCATTTTCACAATTTCCTTACGCATCAAAATGGATCGGCATGAACATACTCAGCATAGACGAGGAGACCGTGATGATAGATCCCGTGCAGAAAGATTTGGTCAAACAACTGAGGGCAGAGGGATTCAACTGTATAGAAGTTCCGCTCACACAATCAAGGACACTGGGCGGTGGACACCACTGCGTGACCTGTGACCTAGAAAGGGCATAATGGGAATACTGGACGACTTCTTTGGACACAAAGTAATTTATGGCACAAAGATAGCCTTTGTTGGTTTAGGCAAGTTAGGCATGCCGTGTGCAGAAGCAATAGCACAAAAAGGATTTGATGTGACCGGCTATGACACCGAACCCAAGTCGGGCAAACTGATAAAGGTCAAGAATGACCTCAAGGAGGCTGTGCATGACAGAGACATCATTTTCATTGCGGTGCCAACTCCACACGAGGAAGGGTATGATGGCAGAGAACCGACCAGCCATAAAGAAGTAAAGGACTTCAATTATGATGCCGTGAAGAAAACCCTCGGCAGGATCAATGACATCTGCCACAAAGATCAAATAGTCGTGTTGGTATCCACGGTGTTGCCTGGCACAATCCGTAGCCAGTTGTCACCACTGTGCAAAAATGTGGGTTTGGTTTACAACCCTTACCTTATAGCGATGGGCACTGTTGCGAGTGATATGGTCAATCCAGAAATGATAATGATAGGCACAGAGATGGGAGATAAAGGTCCCTTGTGCAGATACAGGACAGAAATACTGAAAAACTTCTACAACATGGTCTGTGAAAACTATCCTAGGATAGAGACAGGCACCTGGGAAGAAGTTGAAAGTATGAAAATATTCTACAACACTTTCATCAGCAACAAACTTGCTTTGGTCAACATGATACAGGACGTGGCAGAAAAACTAGGCAACGTGAATGTTGACGTAGTGACAGATGCACTTTCTAAAAGTTCTAAACGTATAACCAGTGATGCGTACATGAAACCAGGAATGGGTGACGGTGGCTCTTGCCATCCCAGGGATAACATTGCTCTAAGATGGCTGGCAAAGAAATTGGACCTCCAATATGATCTGTTTGGAAGCATAATGACAGCCAGAGAAAAGCAGGCCGAACACATGGCTCTGGCCATATTGAAACATGGAAAAAACATATGGTTCAGCTCAGATTCATACAAGCCGGACACGGACATGACCGATGGTTCGTATAGCCTGCTGGTGCAGTTTTACGTGCAAAAGCACGGTGGACAGATAGTAGAAGGATTTGACAACCCTGTGGAGGTGATTGTAAGGGTGCATGAAAGTGATAATTTCACCTGTGACGCAAAAACCATCGTGTTTGATCCATGGAGATCATATCCCAAAGCGGATAATGTGGTGTATTATGGTAAATACAGCAAGTAAAACGGAGTTTTAAAAAATATGCCAAATTCAGATAACCTATTCGGTACATATAACAAAAATACCAAACTAATCAGTCAACCTGAGCATGATTGGGCGACATTACAATCTTTCGCAGACACAGATGCGGCGAAGACATTCTTTTTTACAGACGAAGCATTGGCAGTGATAGACGAATGTTGCACTCGTGTGCAATGGGCTCTGGTCGCCGACGGCAACGGAGACAACACTCAATTGAAATATACCTTCGATTTTGGAACTAAAGGTGCTGGGACGGCTGAAGCCGATGATTGGGCCGGACAATACAACACCAGGAAAACTGCATTGATAAATTCCAATGGTTGGACTAAGGCCGGTGTTGAATGTGTCTTCACAGACGATTCAAATCATCTGTTCTAATTTCTACTTTTTTACCAAGGTATTCGACAGTCACAAAAAAAAAGGGCGATAGTCGCCTACCGCCCCTTTCTATATCTAAATTTACGCTACTGATAGATTCACAGCGCTTGGACCCTTAGGACCATCCTGTGTTTCAAACGTAACTGTGTCGCCTTCGTTCAACGAAGTCAGGCCCGCGGCCTCGACTGCTGATATGTGTACGAAGACGTCCTTGTCTTCTTGTGCGATGAATCCAAAACCCTTGGAGGCGTTGAACCATTTCACTGTTCCTTGATTGCTCATGTTTGCTCTTTCTTTATTGTTTATTTTTGTGAGGTAGTCTGTATCTAAAATAGGGCGGGAGGTTTGTTATGTCTTCTGCGTCTTGTCTTGTTACTCTTGTCTCATCTTTACTTATGTCTTAAAAGAGAGGGCGATATTGCTATCGCCCACTCCAACAACTTAACTATTGGGAATTAAGCAGAGTAGTTGATTACTTTTCTGCCTGATTTTTTCAACAATGAAATGATGTTCGCTTTCATAGTCAATGCAGAGTTCTTAGGTGCGACACCTAAAACTTCTACTGTAAAATCAATACCTTTAGATAACAACTTGTTAGTCGCTGTCTTTCTTGCAGTGTTTTTTACTGCTAGGTTTTTGAACTTGATTTTACCACCGTGTACTTCACCATTCACTTTGTATGAAGAAGCCGGCTCGGCGAATACACCAATCTGCTTCGCTCTTGATCTGAAGTTTCTTGTGTATACAACGTATTGAGTTGAGTTTGCCATGGTTTTATTTTCCTTCTTAGTAGTTGGAAAAAGTGTATTAAACATACCTTTTAGCATATTGTTCCTCTTTCCTTGTTTGTTAATTTACGATGCGCCGGAGTTTCAATCTCTGTTATCCTACGAATCATGCTACAATTATATACTAAGAAGTGTATAAAGTCAACCGGCTAGGAAAGCCAGTGTTCTTGCGACTAATTGTCTTTGACCTTGGGCACCGCGAACAGGTCTATGCCTTCATTTGTTAATTCAGTGACTTCCTTCTTTGTGGGTTTGCCATAGAACTCCAGATTCCTTTCACCATTGTGTGCCTTCCTGGCCTCCCGGGCAAACTTTTTACCAACGTTCTCGAAATTTTTCTCCACATGATTCTGTATCTGCTTCAGCAGTGTCCGGGCCTGCCCTCCCATAACCATCTGATCTCCTGTGAGCTCTTCCATTTTGGCCTTGCCTCGTTTTCTGGCCGTGGACTTTTTACCAACCGCGGGTGCCATTATGTCTTTATGCACTCGGGTGCTGTCGCACATGGGACATAACAACTGTCCCTTTGCCAACTGGTTTTCGTAGTCTTCGTTGCTTGGGAACCAGCCTTCGAACTTGGCGGAACATTCACACTTGAGGGCGAACTTGATCATATTTGTATTTACATTATACAGGTTGACGATAATTGTGTCTACTATATAATAACAACATGGCTATACACAACACATCCGGATACACACCAGGAAGACCCAAAAAGACTTCACAAGGCAAGAACAAGAGTCGAATAAAAATGAGCTCTATGAACAAGCACAAGAAGAGATCTTACAAGTCTTATAGGGGACAAGGCAAATAAATTTAATATTTTTCGCCATGTTAAATAATTCCATGGGAATGAATAGAGACACATATTGTTCGCTGGCTACAGCAGGGTTTGACTACCGACAAGGGCACGTGTGTTGTCACATAAAATCTCAAAACAAATTTGACAGCCATCATGCACTGAACAACGACAAGGAGTTAAAGACTCTCAGGGAAGATCTCGCGAATGGTATCAAAAACCCACTCTGCGATTTCTGTTGGACCTGTGAAAAAAACGGTGTTGTGTCTAAAAGACAGCAATTTTCAAAACACAAAACAGAAAGTGAGACAGAGGAGGAGAACCAAAGTAAACAATTGAAGCACCTCGTGATAGATTCCGGCAACGTATGCAACCTTGCCTGCAGAACCTGTCAGCCAGAAATCAGTTCTGGCTTGTGGATCGAGTTTCAAGCCAAACTTGGTGACAAGATGCTAGACAAAAAACCATACAAAAGGACTCCGGTAGAATCGATACTGGCCAACGACCTGACGCACCTAGAAACAATAGAGGTGCTGGGAGGCGAGCCCTTCAAAAACTTTGACCACTTGAATGTACTCGAACATCTAGTAGAGAAAGGCATGTCTAAAAAAATAAGCCTGGCCTACGTCACCAACGGGACCGTGCCTGTGCCGGACAAGCTCAAAGAAATCTCCACGCATTTCAACAAGATAGATTTGTGTCTAAGCATTGACGCAACTGGTGACCTTTTTGAATATATTAGGTCAAACGGCAGATGGCACGACGTCGAAGAAAATTTGAAAGAAATGAAGGCACTCCAGAAAGAATCATGCTTCACTTTAATGATTGCACCCACTATCAGTTGCCTAAACGTACTGCACCTACCCAAGCTCACAGAATGGTTGATGCAGAACAAGTTGGTATGGATGCTGAATTTTGTGGACACCCCACAGTATTACTCTTTCTCGATTTTTAATGCAGAACAGAAGGAATTCATAAAAGAAAAGTTGAGTGATCTCAAAATTGGCAAGGACACCGTGTGTAAGAAATTAGACGACTCTACCTTTGATAAAGGTGCAAGGGATAGATTCTACAAAGAGTTGGACTTTACAAAATCATTCAAAAAACTAGATCATGAAGTGTATCTTCAGGAACTATTACATCTATTAAAAAACAAAGGAGGATAAATGGAAGACCTACAACAAAAAATAAGAATGCTAGAAGGAGAGGTAGGCAATCTCCAGGTACAGGTAAGCGAGTACCAACAGATCGTCAAGGAACTGTCAGACAAGTTAAAGTTGTATGACCAAGTTCATGGTGCTGTTTTCATGCCTAGCACTAAGAAATAACATTGGTGAGTCCAAAGTATACCGCGTCTTTCTTCTTGCGGAACTTGATCTGTTCGTAGTCGACTATGAACACGTTGAACTTGCCCCCATACTTCTTATAGATGGCCTCCTCGTCGAGTGGCCTGATAGTGATCCGACTTTGGTCTGGCAATTTGACCTGGTACCCCCAAAACATGGGCCACCAGTGCAATGGATTGAGACTGTCATAAAGTTCTTTCATAATGATAACCAAAAACAACGGTATAATAGTGAAAGGTTCCGCCCACCATGGAATCTTATCGAAGGTCAGATAGTCTATCAAATGCACCAACGCTGTCCACAGGCCAAGTATAGTGGCCAATATACCCATCATTGGCCAAAACTCGCCCTCCATGTCAATATCTGGGTCAGGATGTGAATACATACGCCGGAACAGTTGTTTTTTTGAATGCATTGTAAATTAGTTATAGGACGAATGCATTTAAACAAAATAACCAGTAGACATTTGCTTTAATTGTAGTACAATTGATAGTAAATACCATTAGAATGCAAAAACATACTAAAAGTTTATTAGAAGAGTTGAGTTCTATGCCTTTGAAAAGAGACAAAGAAGAAGTGGTCGAGAGCCGTGCCTCACACATCTTAGACTCAGCAATTAGACTAATGACCTACATTCGCGAAAACTTTGACCAGGACACCGCATTCAAATTAGAGAAAAAATTCTATTCGTCGATGAAAGCCATGGACAGTTCAAAATTCTCAAAAGGAGTGGCTAGAATCAAGGAGAACAAAGACATCAAGAAAAATGTCCTCAAGACAATTGACGGTGAATACAACGAGGACTAATTATGCTCATCGAAGACGTCCTTACTGAATTTAAAAGGACCCATCTAGAACACATAGAAGACATCATCATTACCGATGGTTACGAAGGTGGCAAGGCCGTTGTGGAGTATTTCAGAGGACTGTTGCTTACATTGAAGGGGACCAGTTCAGAAGCAATGAGCGTGTCCGTGAAGTGGGACGGAGCACCTGCTGTGGTCTGTGGAACCAATCCTGCAAATGGAAAATTTTTCGTTGGCACAAAGTCAGTGTTTGCTCAGAATGCCAAAATTAATTACACTAAAAAAGACATCGCTAAGAATCACGGAACCGAAGATCTTGGCCAGAAGTTGTTGAAGTGTCTCGTTCATCTAAAGAAACTGAACATCCGAGGAGTTGTGCAAGGTGATTTACTTTTCACAGACGAAGACATAGTTAGGAAAAATGTAGACGGCAAACCCCACATAACATTTACGCCGAACACGATCACTTATGCCGTACCTGAACAAGGAAGCCTCGGGGCACAGGTAGACAGAGCGAAAGTTGGAATTATATTCCATACAAGTTATGTTGGCGACTCTTTGGCTGACATGAATGCTCAAGCAGGAGCGGACGTTGATTCATTCACAAAAAGTCCTGACGTGTTCTTTGACAATGCAACCTACAAGGATGTGTCTGGCAGTGCAAAATTTACAGACGACGAGACCAAGAAGTTCTTTAGCGGTATAGAAAAATTAGAAACGTTGCTGAACGCAGTGCCTACAAACTTATCAAGCGTGTTAGGACAGAATCAAGACTTTGTTCCCATGTTCCAGATGTATATCAATGCAATGGTCAAACAAGGGCAGTTGCCTAGCAACGTCAATCAGTTCCTACAGGGATTCAAAAAATTCTACGCAGATAGGATGCAACAACAGATATCTGGACTCAAGGCCCAGAAAGCCCTGCAGTTAAGGCAAGATAAAATGAAGCAGATGCCTGTTTTCCTGAACAGGGCTAAGAAACCTTTGCAGGCAATGTTGACTTTTTATAAGGCAGTGCAGACGATGAAGGCCTTTGTGTTGAAGAAGATGAACCAAGCACAGGCAATAGGATCTTTCCAGCAAACTGACAACGGATTGGTTGTGACAGAGCCAGAAGGATTTGTTGCCGTTGACAAATCGGGCAACGCAGTCAAGTTGGTTGATAGATTAGGCTTCTCGAGAAGGAACCTCACCGCCGTCAGCAAATTCAAGAAATAATTTTATCGTTTCGTTGATCTGTACAGACAACTTTGAAGAATCAAAAAATGTTTCGGTGTTGTGTTGTCTAAGTGACTGAGTCGAAAGATAAAGATCTTGCCAGTTTTTTTCTCGCAGTGATTTACACAAACCTGCAATCTTTATAATACGCTGAGCGGTATCTCTCTCAAGATCATAACTCTCGTCGAAGTATTTTGAAAAAGTTTTGAATCCTATCTCCCTTAATTTTTGTAGATAAAGATGGTTTCCATGCACTACAAAAATCTGCCCCGCAATGATAGGTTTCCAAATCTTTTCTGTCATGAACACCTCATAGTCGTTGTCATTGGTCTCCGACACTATGTTGTACATGGTATCGTTGTAGGGAAGTTCATAAATCTCTTGGTCCATTCCCCATCTTGGGTAGTCCTTTGGTTTCACCCCAGGCAGTTCATACTTCTGAGGGAGCCTGCGCCCTGGGTTAGCACCCACAAAGGTGTGGAGGCTGTTTTCGAGCAGACCCTCTGCCATCATCAGTTCATAGAGTTTCACCCTGTGTGCTCTGGGTGCCTTGTTAAGATATAGAAACTCTAATGGTTTATGCTTGTGGTCAAATGAGAACTGCCTGCCCTTGTGCTTGTTGTACATGTAACTCCAGAACCAAGAAACTCCGCCTGTCCACGTGTGGTAAGGGTATGGAATGTCCACACTTGCCATTTTCTGTCCGGTTATGAAAGTTTGATTTTTGATGTTGTCTAAAGACTCCCATGGGTTGGCCAAAATAAATTTGAATCCCTGCTGATGAAGTAGTTCCAACCTATTTGCCAGGTCATTCCTGTAATTCTCGTTTGGCAAAACGCGGTTGTTATGTATCCGCATGTCAATCAAAGCCAACCTCCTGTCAAAAGAATCAAGGTCGTACTCATGCAGGGTGTAAAACTCACCGGTCATTTGAAAATCTTGGTCATGTAGGCTGTGTCCGTTGATGAAGTTCTCATACGACAGGTGATCTCCTGTCTTCATTACGTCGGTCAAAATAAAATTACGTTGCATTGTACTATAAATATGGTTATGTTAGCACCTTTCTTAAAGTATGTATACGAAGGCAAAGTCATAAGGCGATTTAGTGACTTGCAAAGGTTCACCTTTCCAGAGGTAACTGAAAGGATTTACCTCAGTTTTCTTGCACTGGCGGTCATGAGTCAGATAAAAGACCACAAACAGTTTACCAAATCTTACTCAGACCAGACCATGCACTATGGAACGTTCGATAGAGTAAGAATGTCGTACAACGATCTCGCCAACATGTTGGCCATAGTGTCGGGAGATCCGGAGATCACAAAAAAATTGAAGAACAAGAACCAGGCACAGGCCATGAGGCAAAGGCAACCATTGCCCGTGATGGCCGTGAGAAGATACCTCAGAAGTTTCGAAGATCATTATAGTAACCTTTCCATGCTGGAGAGGTCATTGAACATAAACGACGCCAACTATCGTAACCTGCGCAGATCGGTGGCCAACTATGGTAATCTAGACAAACGGACAAAAAAACAAGTGATCGACAAAATAAATCAATATCTCAAATCAAAGTTGCCCAACACAGACATACAAAGAAAATTCAAGGAGATCAATGCCTAAGAGAGAAGAACGATGCCACAGGTGTTCTTGTGAGCGGCACTGTGATGAAGAATGCAAGAACTGTGAGAACTGTGAGACCTGTGACTGTTTGAAATGTTTGCAGAGATTCAACCCTGTGGGGTAGTTAAATAACAGCATGATTGAATGTGTATGTGAATGTGGTTGTGAACACCACTGTAAGAGATCGTGTGCAGAGTGCCTCGATTGTCCTGACTGCATGTGTAAATGCTGTAAAGAAGAACAAAAATCCTAATATTAGCGGTTAATTTACCAAATTTGCCAATAAATACATTTAACGTGATGTCTGAGCGACGTCACAGTCATTGTAATCAGATAAAAAGGAGGATTAAAAATGGCAATAAGTGAAAACAACACAACTCACGTAGCATCAGGTGAATTTTTAGGTAAAGACCTTGAGTTCTTGAACCAAACATTCCCAAGTTCTGTTGCGGCTAAGACGGCCAAAGACAGCACCATTGATGTGGTTGAGAAAACAATCCAAATCTACGCAAACATCGTAGGTGCGGGTCCGTTGGTGAACTCAAACGTAGAAAAGAACTACATAATTGAGGGCACTGACCAATTCGTAGGATCACCAGCAAGTGCAGGTGGTACTTTTACATTAACAACAAGTTCTGCAAACGCAACAGCAGGAACTTTGGCCACAGCAGTACAGGCCTTAGGAACTGTTGACTCTATCAACATGGGTTCAGAAACGTCTTTCGTGACTAACCTTGCGATGAGAAAAGCGACGTTAGAGTAATTTTAGTAAGGAGACATAGACAATGCCAATTTCTAAAAATAACTTTGCAATTAACTTGAACAACGAGTTCGAAGGCGTAGACGTAGCGTTCTTAACAGTTGACTTCATCAACGACATGTCAGCGGAAACTACTGACCCACAGGCAACTGCCAATACAGCCGGCCTTGCGTTAGTTGAAGAGGCAATCCAAAACCAAGGTGTGAACATCATTGGTAAGGGTGGTCTTGCTAACTCTGACACAGAGGTGACTTACATGGTGAGAGCGGACGCTCTTGACACTATAAGTTCAACGACTACTGTGGCGGCGTTACAAACTGCTATACAGGCGCTTAACTCAAACTCAAAAATCACAGCAACTATTTCAAGTGCAACAGTGACATCGAACACAACAGGTGCTTCGGACACTGGTGTAAATGCTTAATAGTTTAGTATAGGAGGAGAAAAAAAATGCCTATTACACAAAACAGATCAACTAACTTGACGAGAAGACAGTCTTTCAATGGTAAAGGTTTGACTTTCATCGAGGTTATCTTTGACAACGCTATCACGGCTTCGGCTACTACGCCAGAATCTCTTGACAGTGCTTTCGACAAAGTGACAAAGGTTGTAAACAGAAACGGTACCCTACTTGGCGCTTCTTACAAATTAGCGGCAAAGGCCACTGACAATGATGCGGCGGAAGTTGCGGCGATCGACGCTGACGACTCAATCGACTCATACCAGTTCGTGGTAGAAGGTACTCCAGGCCAGTTCAACGCGGCTGACTCTGCAGGTGACATCAACATGGACGTTGACGCAACTGTGGTAGCCGACGCTGAGGCTGACCTAGAAACAGACATCCTAGCAACACTTGACATCAGTGACTCGGCTGGTAACGTACACGTTAAAGTGAGAACGTTACTACCTGAAGGTCACGTGAACGGTGACGCTGACACTTTCGTCGGAATGTTCGACCAAAGAGGTAATGCATAATATCTAATTGATATTACCAAAGGGCGGATCTATATTCTAGGTTCGCCCTTTTTTTTACGATTAAATAATCGCATGCCAACACCAATAGAACAAACCCTGGCCATCATAAATTCGCCAGACAGTAAACTCAGAGACATCACTCCAATAATCTACAGATTGGATGACTCGCACCCAGCACACATCACAAGGTTCAGGTACCTGGACCAGACCTGCTGTGCCAGTGGAACCATGAGGAACTGGCTGTCTACGGAGTATGGGAAAGAGGGATGGCACATGCATACTGACCAAAAAGATGACTCACCAATTTTTGCCCTGGTGAGGAACCCACACGAACGCTGGTGGTCGGGTGTGAGATCGTGGATGAATAACCTTCCTTGGTACTCTTGGTGGGAGAACGAGCAACTGATGGAAGACTATTTCCCTCACTTTAACAGGTTCACTACGAGCCAGTGGCAGATACTAGATCAAGTCAAGGTAGATCACTTTATCAAGGTGGACAGTGATCTGGCAGATAGGTTCGCAAACTTCTGTAGGAAACAGAAATTATTACAGTATGGCAGGTTAAAGAAATTCAAAAATCATAGGCATCAAGATGAAAACGTCAGCAAGATGGAAAACAAGGGCAAAGCCCAACTAGAGAAGTTCCTAAGGCAAAACAAAAAATGGAATCAAAAGCTCGAAGAGTTTCTGGCACCAGATTACCTGTATTGGGACAAAGTAAGTGGACAAGCATAGATGTATGAATATAGGATACATACCCTGGTAGACATCACGGACAATGGTAACCTCAAACAGCAGTTCCCGTTCAAGACGCCAGCAGGTGATGTGATACACGACAAACATACCTTGGCCACTGCGAGAAATCAAAACAGCAACTTCAGTACCATGGTGCAACTGCTCCAGATAAGGACCAACATCACATGGGAGAAGCCGCCCATGAGGATCAACGACACTCTTGGGAATTCCGGTTTTGGTTCATTTTACGAGGGCTCACACAATTCATGGCACTTCCAATTTTTTGTTGAACAGACCGGCATATACGGTGATGAGACGGATCCAGTTTTAGAACTTGTAGGCGACTTCCACCAGGTGCCGATAGTGAGTTTCTGCAAGGAGACTGCAACTTTTCCGTTCAGCACTTTTGACACACAGAATCTAAACACTTTAAACACATACTTTTCATACGCTGGTTTTTCAGATAAATAATATTTGATTAAGGCACTTTAACCTAAAACAAAGGCTCACATAGGCGATGACACAGGCTCATTTACAGGCTCTAATATTCGAGGTACGCAACCTCAAAAATGAGATAAAAAACTATATGAGTACAACAGATTTAGAGAAACAGAACTTAGAAGCACACGTGGACCTTTGCGCAGAGAGGTACAAAGGATTACACGATAGACTGAGTGCTATAGAACTTCGTCTAGGCAAAATGAACGAAGAAATGACAGCAGGTCATAAATCACAGACAAAAACAATTATTGCCACAGCGGGCACTGTGGTCGCAGGATTATTATCAACAGTAGTTGTGATCCTGATGAAGATGCCGGGCTAATCATAACTACTTTTACCAATCTAAAAATATATGTACATTCAGATAGCACCTAGGGTGAAAGTTTACGTAACCCACGCAGAGATGCGTTTCATAGAACAGCATTGGAGCCTCACATTCAAGGCCAGCCAACTCACACCGGAACTGCAGGACCAGGCCAAGCGACTGGCGGACAAGGCCGTCTTTGTCAGGAAAAAACTTGACACGGATACTCAATATGCTTTAAATAGACGCATAAGGATCGTGCGGAATGTCAAAAAATAACACAGAACTGGTAAGACAGATAGAGGCCTATGGCCTCAAGAACAAGTTACAAGACCTTGCCCGCAAAGAAGAGGCAAAGAGACCTTTCCGCCATCTACCAAAACAGTTTTCCAAAGGCATACTGATAGGCAACATAGCCATTGTCCCCAAGAAGTGGACAGGCACTAGGTACGTTTATGTCATAGCAGACATGATGGAGGCTAACATACTGTATGAAGATATCAATCTCAAACAGAGCGCAATATTGGTCGCACACCATCTAGCAGATAATAAACCAGTGCCACAAAATTTGATGGACCTCGACACCAAGTTCGCAAGCCAACTGTTTGACATCCAGAGTGCCAAACGCATGATAAAGGAGGCACAGAAGGACAAGGACCAACTGACAGAAGATGTTTACTGGGACAGATTAGACGTCGCAAACCGCCTAGCGGACGAATGCAAGTCTAGTATACAGCAGATTTTCAACGACACGTTCGGTGCATAGATAATAAATAAACACAGTATGAAGAGCTTAGAACTTACAAAACCAGTTACAACAGAGTCATTGCTATCAGAATTTGAATCAAGATTTAATCAAACGCTTGATGTGAGCAGATACACCAAAGAAGAGTTAGAAGACACGGCCAATCACATCAGGACGAAGATACACAACATCACACAGAACACCCACTTTGGACAGGAACTTAAGAACGAAGAATATCAGAAAAGCCAAATGATGCTTGACATCGTTAATCAAGCCATTAATGAATATGGCTCGGGTGAGATGAAGTCAGATCCCAAGACTAAAGCCTTAGTCAAAAAGATACAAGCCGCACCTGGCATACAGGACAAGGACAAGAAAGAGATCATAGGAGACATAGTGACTGACAATGAAAAGATCAAAGAAGGTGTTGAAGAACAATCAGAATTAATACTAGCGGCCAAGGACATGATGGACAAGGTCACAGGTTACCTAGAAGATCTAGCATCTATGAAGACAGAAGGAATGCTAGAACTGGCCGACAGAATCAGAGACGAGATGGGAGCAGACAAGGCAGATGCTTTCATGCAAAAGATCCAACCAGCGATTGAACAGGCAGAAGCGACTTTAACGACAACTAGACAAGAGCTAGACAACGGTGTAAGAATATTGACCGGAGAAGAAGTTGCCTCAGAACCCATGGGAGCCGATGACACGATGGACATGGACACAGATCTAGACTCACTGGACTCAGAAGGCGGCGAAGAAGAGACAGATGAGTTTGGAGCCTCTGATGCCGAAGCAGGTGGCACAGAACCAGAAGGCAGAGAGCAGAGAGAATCAAGAGAAGTATTCGAAACTTCAAACAGACTGTACAGCAAATTAGCGGGGAAGTAGTCCCGTGAGATTTAACGAATTCAAGAACACGGACAGCGACATGGAAGCGGCACTGATCAACGTGCTGATGAACATGAAGGGCGACGCTGACGAGAAGGACCAACCATCAGACATCAGCATGGACGCAGTGAAACAAATCATGAGCAACACGGGTTACCCGGCGTTCAACTATGACGTGTTCAAAAGGATCTATGACCAGGACGGTGACCTGCAGAACGTAGTAGCAGACTTTGACCAAGAGAAGATAGTGATCAAGACCGACGCAGAAGCAGAGAAGGATCCTGCCATGGACTTCGACAACCAAGGGTCGACAGACGTGGTTAAGAAGATGGCCAAGTCAGCCATGAACAGACGAAAGTAAACAATAATTACTTACATGGATAAATTGATAGAGCTCGAGCTCGAGACGTATGCGACGGGACTGATATCATCGGACAGATACCATGGTAAACCCGTCGTGGTTTTCAATTCTGCAAGTTTTTGTGGATTCACAAACCAAATAGAAAATTTCCAACAAATGTTTTCTCAAGGACAAATTGTGCCTGTGGCCCTCCCCACAAACGAATTTGGGGGTCAGGATCCAGGTGACAATTACGAAATACAGCAATTTCTACAGAACAGGTATGCGGTGCAGTTTCCTGTCTGTCTTAAGACTGATCTCAACCATGTACTGTTTCAAAAATATGGAAAGCCGGACTGGAATTTTAACAAGTATCTATTTGATCGAGAACACAACTTTGTTGCAAAGTTTGAAAGCAATACCACACCCGAGGAACTACTGACTCATGTCTAATACACCAAAAACTTTTTGTAACTATCCTTGGAAGCATCTGTACGTTCAGACCACAGGACACTTTAAGGTGTGTTGCCTGTCTCCGGAACACATCACAAAGAACGACGGGTATCACCAATACAACCTGTCAAAAGATAAAATTTCAGACAGTTGGAACAGCAACTACATGATAGAAACCAGAAAGAAAATGTTGGCGGGTGAAAGGCTAGATATCTGTAAGAGGTGCTATGACCTCGAGGAAAGAGGTATCAAAAGCATGAGAAACGTTAAAGACTACGAACATTACAAGTCAATCACAGTAGATGGCAAAGTCAATAACAAAATAGAACAACTAGAACTACACTTTGGAAATGTTTGTAACCTGGCCTGCAAGATGTGTAGCCAGCAATACAGTCACAAGATAGGAGAAGAGTTATTAAAGATAGGCGACAAAGAGCCCGGCTTTGTTGAATGGCTCAAGAAGCAAGGTGGTGTGGTGAACAACTGGACATCTGAATTGGGAATAGTTTATGACTGGTTCAAAAACCCAAAAACAAAGAATGACATCTTCAACTACGTAAGTGATAATGTCAGTGACCTCAATGTTGTTGGCGGCGAGCCAACTGCAATCAAGGAGTTCTATGAATTGTTGGAATTTTGTTTTCAAAAAGACACTCTACAAAAAAAGACAGTCACCTTGACGACTAATCTGACCAACACCAATCCAAAAATGATCACTTGGCTGAAGAAAGTTAAAATGATGGGCATTTATGGTAGTGTGGACGGAATAGGAGATGTCAATGACTACATCCGCTACCCTTCAAAATGGCCAGTTATTGAAAGGTCTTTGAAGTTCTACGCTGACATTATGAAAACTAATGACAGGTGCAGGATGACCATAGGACCAACCTTTCAGTCGCTTAACATACACAGTGTGGTTGACACAGTGCATTACGTGGAACAGTTCGAAAAGCAACATGATATTGCGGTGGATGTATGGTGGACCTCTGTAGTGACTGGGCCTCGGATCTGTGACTATTCTGTTTTGCCTGACGAGTACAAGAAGTCCGTGGCAAAAAAACTACAAGATTCACTACATAAAGTGGATAAAGTTGACAACAAAAAACAAATTGAATCGCATATTAAATCTTTACATGAAAGCAACGACAAGTCAATGCCATTCAAAAAAGAGACCTTACAGAGTTTCATCAAATACAACGACCTACAAGACAAACATCGTGCCGGGATCACCTGGAGAAACTTGCTCCCTGGTCTTGAAAAAT